AGCTAAGAGCATGAATAGAGCCAGTAATTGCATTGTTAATTTCACTATCGTCCTTGAAGAACCCACGGCGAATTAGCTCCTCGCGATAGTCGTTGAGCTCACAATAGAAGTTGGACATAGCTGAGGCGCAATGTCGGCGCACACTGTAAATGTCCAATTTGTCGAGGTCGCTAAGTTCACTAACCTCGGCGGCGTGCGTTATCTCGCCCCTGCGATAACCGTCCATATACCACGAAACCTCTTCGGCCGCGGAGGCGCGGACTAGCAGCTCTTGACAAGCCGGTGGATCGTGTTCGAGATTGGTTGACTTTGCCACGAAGATTGGTGCGTCGATCCAGCTAACATCGCCACGGAGTCCGGCGCGGACTCGAGTGAGATATGCCCATAAACGAACGAGTGGAGCGGCTAGTGGATCGCCGCCCTGAAGGGTGAAGATTGGCTCGTCGGGTTTCGCAGTTTCGTATGCGTCGAGCGGAGCGGGATTTTCTTTTGTCGCTTCCATTAAGATTTCCTCTCTAGTGATAAATTAGGGGGCATCAGGATTGCTTCGGTTCAACCATGATCCCACCGAGGGCTGCGTCCTCCTCAAAAACAATCGGGTCAGCAGACACAATCTTGAGCCGTCGCTTTTCGCGCAACCGTGCATTCTCGGCCAGCAGCTTCTCCCGCTCAGCATGAAGGGTGGTGATGCGGTCGGCGGCTTGTTCGCAGATGCCGTAATACCCGCGATGCGTTGCCTGAATGAACCCTTTGGACGCAGCCAGTAGCCGCTCCACCAGCTTATCCTCCCCGAGGTCGAGAGTGGGGTGAGCTCGATCCGCAAACTCATAACCGATTGTGACACAGTTGTTAACGAGCCGATTGAGCGCCCCGTTTTCGTCAGGATCATCCGCATAATTATCGAGAGCGCGGACGAGTTCGTGTTCGACTGTTTCGTCAAATGGGTTGACCGACTTATCCATTGTTGGGTTCCGATCCTTGAGGGTTGGAGTTATTATACATAACCCTGTTCAATGAAAAAGGAAAGCAGATCGCGAAGATCGCCAAGACTAAACTGTCCACGATCTTTTTCGCCTTCTGCACCCCAAGGAAGCTCATAAAGTGTAGCACCTGCAGAAATATATATTGCAGAGTCGTCAGACTTAGCTCCAAAATAATCGTGATGAGCTAAGCCTTCTTTTAATTTTTGTGCAGCTCTAATTCCGTTTTCCATTCTTAACTCCTTCATGCATTCATTAGGCCAGCGATACGAACTTAGCGGGAGAGCCGCTGGCCAGATGATTGCACCTCCTTTCGTTAATCCATCCGAGAAACGCGAAAGCTTCCATCCGGTTGAACGACTGCGACCCACGCATGATCGAACAGAATTATTCGTTCTTCACGCAAATTCCAGAATGCAACAGCTTCGGTTGGTGGATCGCCTGGATAAAGTAGTTGTGGCTCATCACCATCTTTAAATTCAAAGCCCTCGAAATCATGCCAGCCGCCACCATGCCCATAACCCGCATGAAGCTGAGGCACAGCGGCGATTGGACTGGATGGATCAACTCCCAAAGGCATGAAGCCTACCAAATCAAATCGGCTATGACTGCCGCGATCAAGTGCTGCTTGAGCACGAGGATAGAAAGTTGGTTCCATCATCAGATCATTCCTTTATCCATCAAGCACTGAGTCAAACTTTCTTGCCACACCAGCAAGGCACGAAGATCGCGGCGTTCCTGAGTGCAGCCAAGATCGAACGCGCCGAGGGCAACGGGATTATCGGTTGGCACTGGTGGAAATCCATTGCCGCCCTCGAGCATATGTTCGATGCTCGCATCTTTTCCCTCGTGCAGGGTTGTCAATCCGTGGAGGGATAGTTGACATTCGGGTCGAACACGCGGCTCGTTGAGTGCGCGCGCACCGGCTGCGAGTCCTTGCGGAGTGAAGCCGGAGGCACCGATGCGGATTTCGAGAAACAGACTAAGACACTGCATTTCGCTTCTCCATCCTCTTTCCGAATTTGTAGTTTCTTGGCAGCGGAGCGTGGCGCGCTATGTTTGCGCTGATCATCGCCAGTGCGTGGCGTTTGTCTCGCGCGTATGGAGCTGGCATGAGCACGCGATCGGCAAGCACCGGCTGCCAGCGTTGTGCGCGATAAGGCTCACATTCGACCCAACCTTTACCAAGCTGGAAACGAACGGGGCGCGGGCCGGTAAATTTAAGCTTCATCGACTGGTCCTGTTGGAACCCACCAATCAACTCCATGCCAATTATATACAGCATAGTTTGGTTGATCTGGCCCGCAAACGGTGTGTCGGTAATGGCCGAATGTTCGAGCCATGAATAACCGATAACATATATGGACAGTTGAAAATAATTTACGCATCGCTCGACTCCCGAACCGTGGTGCGCTCGTTCTCTTGAATTTCGCGGCCTATTTCCAGTGCCCAAGTAACTGCTTTATCTGTCCAATCTTCTCTGGCACGAACGAACGCCAGCAGGTCGTTGTAGTTGTCCGCGCCCTGCGCCATTCGACGAAGCTCAGTTTTGGCATTTTCCTTGACCAAATCTGGATTGGTGCAATCACCAGTGATCGACTGTTCCAGCATCATAAGCCAAGTTGGGAGGATTTCTGTCCACCGTGGAGTGAGGTTAACGTATTTCATTTTTGCGACTCCCGAAAACTTCTCTTGCCATTTCTCGAGCAAGCCCATCATTCTACCACAAACCGCCCCGATTGTGAACCGGCTTGTTCAGCTTTTGGCAGATGCTTATGCGTCTGTCATAGCGGCTCAAGTAAGTGGCTGTAGAACCCTAGGGCGGGCGATCATGGCGCTAGCGCCACATTGACGTTATCCGGCGTTGAGCCATACCCAACTGGCGGTATGTATGTGTGGCCGCTCGCTCGCAGCTTGTTCACCTTTTGTTCTTAATCTGCTGAAAAAAAAAAAAAACTGTAAATAAAGAAGAAAACAACAGTTTAGGATATGGCTCTATGCTTCAATCATAGGACCATACCAAAGCTCACGATATGGCTCAAGGTGCTTTGCACATCAATGTAGGGTTTTGGCGTTTGCGACTCGCCCGAGGGTTCTACAGGCGATTATGTGAGCCGGAACGCGAGACGCAAAAATGCCCTAGCGAATTGCTCCGCTAGGGCTAGGGGAATTAAAGCTGCGTCGGTTCGAGCAATTCATCCAAGATGAACGCGAGGCCCGCGATCGACAGGACGATGAGGAATAGGCCGATGATAAGCATGAACTAGCCCCTTTCCGACAGAATTGCCTCGTCACCGTTAATGACGATGAAACCGCAAGTCCGCCAATTATATACAACGAGCCAAAGCTTCTGCCCATCGTTATTAAACTCAATGAACGACGAATAAACACGCGAGACACATTCCTCGCCAAGTCCGTTTACCCATGTTGCCTGTGGCATGATTGCGACTCCTAAAAAGTTGGGGGACCATCGCACGGTCCCCAAGTGTGCTTAGATCGTGAACTCAACTTTCTTGGCCGTTGCCGACTTGGCTTTGGCCGCATCCGCACGGCGCTTCATTTCGGCGTCGATGTGCGGATCGAACAATTCCGCATTCGTGCCATAGGTTTCGTCGAGCTTGGCAAGCTGATCCTTGTCGGACAGGCCGGTGAACTTGGCCCATTCCGGCGACTTCCCGCCGACCTTTTCCTTGATCGCCTTGCGGACAATGGACCGTGCAACAGCCGTGCGTGGATCAACGCCACTTCCCTCGCCGCGATGCGACCATTCGCCGGACCGTAGCGCGGTGAGCGCCGAGTCCAACATTCCTTGCGCGACAGAGACGAGCTCTTCCTTTGTCTCTTCCGCCACCTTACTCGCGGCCGACGCCGCATCTCGTAGCTTTTGGCCGATGCCATAGCAAAGCAACTCGGCCCCGAGCGCGGAAATGTCCGCTGTTGGGAACGTGACGCTCGCGCCGTTACGCATGGCGACCGTCATGTTGTCGGGCAATTCGATTGTGAGTTTAGTCATGGTGCAACTCCCTTCAAAGCATCGGTTCAATGTGTCGCGCCCCGATGCGTGGCGATGCGACAAACGCACTAGGAACTCGTCCGCGCCTTAAGTCAATCCGTTGTTGCGAGTTATTCGCAAGAAATGAAAATTTTTTCCTAACCAAGCTGGTTCACGATTGCCGCCGCCAAGCTTGACCCACTTTCGCCGAGGCCGCCCCCCTCGCGCGCCGGTCCTGGCCCTTCTACCAATTTGCACCAGTTTCCCTATATGGCTGTAAGCCATATTGCGCGCCATGCGGTTCTGGCGTATAAGGGAACTAGGGATTTTGGGAAAAGATTATGGACCTCTCAGCTGAAATCTTCCGGACCCGCGGGCGAGCGCCGAAGCCGATCCATGCGGCTGTCGTAAGGGAATTGGACAGAGCGGATTTGGTTCTGCTTGCAACTGAAAAAGGATCAACGTCGAACGCAGTTAAGCGATTGACGGAGCGCCACCACGCACTCGCACGGAATATCGCCAGCGGAATGGCGATCGGTGAAGCCGCAGTGCTCCAGGGCTATTCAATCTCACGCGTCAGCATTCTGCAAACCGACCCTGCGTTCAAGGAACTGCTCAACTTCTATCGCGAGGACGTTCAGCGGCCTTACCGCGATCTGCACACTCGCCTTGCTGGACTCTCAATGGACGCGGCGGAAGAACTTTCCAACCGACTCGAGGAAGAGCCGGATAAGGTGTCGATTGGACAGCTCATGGAAATTACCAAGCTCGGCGCTGATCGCACCGGCCACGGACCTCAGGCGACCAACCTCAATGTCAATGTCGATCTTGCAGGGCGGCTTGAAGCTGCTCGTAAGCGTGTGGCTCTGCGTAAGCTCACAGTTATTGAAGGGGATAAGGAATGATTACGATTACACTTATCTTGCTCATTTTGGCATTCATCTGTGCGGTTCTCGCAATCCTTGAAGTGTCCAGTCGTATTGACCTCACTGCTATTGGCCTTCTTCTCGTGGTAGTTGTTCTGCTTCTCGGCTCTGTCCATTAATGGACTTGATAGAGGAACTCGCAAGCTTTAGCTCTGATCCACTCGGGTTCGTTCTATTCGCTTTTCCGTGGGGCGAAGCGGGGACCGAACTCGAGAATTTCCTCGGCCCCTTCGACTGGCAAATCGAAGTCCTCGAGGACCTGCGCGACGGATTAATTACAGTTAATGAAGCGATCCAGATCGCACGGACCTCAGGTCACGGTATCGGTAAATCAGCATTAATCGCGTGGATTATTCTTTGGGCAATCTCGACATTCGAGGACACCAAAGGAGTTGTCACTGCCAATACTGAAAACCAGTTGAAAACAAAGACCTGGGCCGAGGTCAGTAAATGGCACCGAATGTTCATCGGCCGCGAGCATTTCAAAATGACCGCCACGGCCCTGTTCGCCAACGACCCACTCCACGAACGCGAGTGGCGAATTGATATGGTGCCGTGGAGTGAGCGGAACACCGAGGCCTTCGCTGGTCTGCATAATCAGGGCAAACGCATTCTCGTGCTGATGGACGAAGCATCTGCTATTCCTGATCTTATTTGGGAAGTTACCGAGGGTGCGTTGACGGATAAGAACACTCAGATTATTTGGGTGGTATTCGGCAACCCGACGAAGAACAAGGGCAGGTTTCGTGAATGTTTTGCTGGCGGTAAGTTCTCCCACCGCTGGAGATATAAAACTATCGACAGTCGAAGTGTGCCGATTACCAACAAAGAGCAAATCAACCGCTGGATAGCTGACTATGGCGAGGACTCAGATTTTGTTCGCATTCGTGTTCGGGGTATTTTTCCTCGTGTCGATGCAGAAAGCTTTATCTCGTTTGAACTTGCGTCTCTCGCTGTCGAACGCGAACTCGTCCAGCAGGGCGGGGCGGTCGTTCTTGGAGTTGATGTTGGTCGTTTCGGTGATGATCCTTCGGTTATCTATCCCCGCTGCGGCAGGGATGCAGTTACTCGTCCTATAGAGATTTTCTACGGCCTTGACACCATGACATTTGCTGGTAAGATTGCAGCTACATTCTTACGTCTTGGTGCAACCATTTGCATGGTAGACTCTGGGGGAGTTGGCGGCGGTGTTGTTGATCGGCTCAATCAACTTCGCATTCCAGTTATCGGGGTGGACTTCGGCTCAAAGGCTGACGAGTTCAACTCCGATGGAACTCGATACGCCAATAAACGCGCTGAGATTTGGGGCGCGATCCGTTT